GGCTTTCGCCGGCGCGACGAGTTCAGTCCCCCTAACACCCACCGATCAGCCCGCCGACATGGTGGGCTAGGTCACGACCCACCGGAGGCCGACATGGCACAAGGTGGCGCAAGGGTCCGATCCGGCCCACCGCCGGACCCCAACGCACTCCGACGATCTCGCGACCACGGCGACTGGACGACCCTCCCCCACGAGGGCCGCCCGGGTGACCCGCCATCGTGGCCGCTCGGATCGCAGTCTGACCGCGAGGCCGAGCTCTGGGCCTGGCACTGGCGGCTCCCCCAGGCCGTCATGTGGGAGCGCCTGCACCTCGAGCATCAGGTCGCCCTGTACGTTCGGCGCTTCGCCGAGGCCGAGGTGCCCGGATCGTCTGTCGCCGTGTCCACCTGGGTGCGCCAGCAGAACGACGCGCTCGGGATCTCGGTGCCAGGGATGCTCTCGCTCAAGTGGAAGATCGGCGACCCTGCCGCAGAGGCCGGCCCGGTGCAGACCGCGGCGTCGGCCTCGTCGTCCCGCAGTCGGCTGAGGGTCGTGGCCGACGATGCCGACGCCTAGCTGGCGCGGCCCGTCCTACCCCGGAGAGTTCCCGAGCCTGGGATGGCTGGCCGTCGACTGGATCGAGCGCCACTGTGTGATCCCCGACGGCTTCCACATGGGCGAGCCCTACGTGCTCACGAACGAGCAGCTCAACTTCCTCGTTCACCACTACCGCCTCAAGCCCACGGCGCAGGTCGGCCAGCTCGCCCCCGCCTTCTACTACCGGCGGTCGCAACTGGTGCGCCCCCAGAAGTGGGGGAAGGGACCGCTCACGGCGGCGATGATCTGCCTCGAGGGCGTCGGGCCCGCGCTGTTCGCAGGCTGGGCGGCCGGCGGCGAGCGGTGGGACTGCAGAGACCACGGCTGCGGCTGCGGCTGGCTCTACCAGTACGAGCCCGGCGAGCCCATGGGGATGCCCTGGCCGACGCCGCTCATCCAGATCACGGCGACGAGCGAGGAGCAGACCGACAACATCTACGGCGCCCTGCGCCCGATGATCGAGCGCGGCCCGCTCACCGAGGTGATCCCCAAGACCGGCGAGGAGTTCATCCGCCTCCCGGGCGCCGGGCGCATCGACATCGTCACCAGCAACGCCCGATCCCGGCTCGGTGCCCGCGTGACCTTCGTCCCCCAGGACGAGACCGGCCTATGGACCCCGCAGTCGGGCATGGTGAAGGTCGCTGAGACCCAGCGCCGCGGCCTCGCCGGCATGGGCGGGCGCGCCGTGGAGACCACGAACGGCTGGGACCCCGCCGAGGGCTCGGTGGCGCAGCGCACCGCCGAGTCGAAGGCCGACGACCTCTACCGGGACCACCGCCTCGCCCCGCCGCACCTGCGCTACCGAAACAAGAAGGAGCGGGCGAAGATCCACCGCCACGTCTACGGCGATAGCTGGTGGGTCGACCTCGACGCCATCGAGGCCGAGGCGGCCGAGCTCCTCGAGCTGGACCCCGCCCAGGCCGAGCGCTTCTTCGGCAATCGCATCCGATCGGCAGAGGACTCAGCCTTCGACGTGGAGCGGTGGCGTCGGCTGCACCGCCCCGACTACATGCCCGACCAGGGCGCCCTGGTCGTGGCCGGCGTGGACGGCGCCCGCTACGACGACGCCGTCGCGATCATCGCCACTGAGGTGGATACCGGATTCCAGTGGCCCGTCGGGATCTGGGAGCGACCGGCCGACGCCGACGAGCTCTACGAGCACCCCATGGCCGACATCGACGCCGCCATGGTCGATCTCTGGGGCACCTATCAGGTCTGGCGTGCCTACATCGACCCTCAGTATATCGACCATCTCGTGGACCTCTGGGCTGGCCGGTGGGGCTCCCGGGTCGTCTCGTGGACGACGAACCGCCCCAAGCCGATGGCCTACGCCCTGCGCTCCTACCGGCAGGCGATGACCTCGGGCGATGTCACCCACAACGGCGACCCCCGCTTCGCGGCGCACATCGGCAACGCGAAGCGCCGCCTCGTCAACGTGTTCGATGACAACCACCGCCGCATGTGGGGCGTCCAGAAAGAGACCCCGCACTCGGCCCTCAAGATCGACGCCGCCGCCGCCGGGTGCATCTCCTGGGAGGCCCGCGGCGACGCGATCGCGGCAGGCGCCCGATCCCTACCCGCTGCGCCCTCCGTGTTCGTCTGACCCCAGGAAAGGGGGAACCTTTGGACCCCCTAGACCTGCTGGTGAAGATGCTCGAGGAGTTGGACCGTCGCGCTGAGTCGGTCGCTGAGTGCATCGCGTGGTACGACGGCGCGCACCCCACGCCCGAGCCGCCGCCCAACACCTTCCCGGCTACCGACCGTGAGGCCCGAGCCGCCTTCAAGAACCTCGCCGCCCTGGCTGTCACGAACATGCTTCCGCCGATCGTGGACACCCCGGCCTCGAAGCTGCGCGTGGAGGGCTTCCGCTTCTCCGAGTCGCCGCAGTCCACCGACGGCGAGGCGTGGACGATCTGGCAACGGAACCACCTCGACGCCGACTCGGACCTCGGGAACTTCACGGCGCTCCAGACCGGCCAGGAGTTCGCCCTGGTCTGGGTCGACGGTGACGGCCTCGCCCAGATCACGGTCGAGGACCCCGCCCAGTGCATCGTGGCCTACGAGCCCGGGTCACGCCGCCGGCGTGCCGCAGGCGTGAAGCGGTGGGTTGACGACGACGGCCACGTCTGCGCCACCCTGTACCTACCGACCGAGATCCTCAAGTACCGCTCGGCGCACAAGGCCGACGACACGGCGCACCGGATCAATCGGGAACCTCGAGACGAGTGGCTCCCCCGGGAGGTGCCCGGCGAACCGTGGCCCCTGCCGAACCCGCTCGGCGTCGTGCCGCTCGTGGAGGGCCGGGCGAACCCCGCTATCCGGGCCATGCGCTACGGCGGTGGCTCCCCCGAGTTCACGAAGCAGATCACGCTTCAGCGCCAGCTCAACAGCAACGTGATGGCGATGCTCACCACCATGGAGCACCAGGCTTTCCGCCAGCGATGGGTGATCGGCTGGGCGCCCCCGACGCTCGCCGACGGCACCACGCCCGACCGTCGTGCCCTGCTGCGCGCCGCCGCCTCGGATATGTGGGTACTCAACGGCCGGCTCCCTGAGGAGACCGCCAACATCAAGGTCGGCGAGTTCAGCCAGGCGGACCTGCGCCCCTTCGTGGACGTGAACCGCGAGGTAGTCAAGGCGATGGCCGCCACCTCGGCCACCCCGCCCTACGCCTTCCTGCTCGGCGACATGGTCAACGTTGCCGCCGACTCCCTCGCTCGCATCGAGGGCGCGCTGGTGGCGAAGGTCCGCTCCCACGCCCGCCACCTCGGCGAGTTCTGGGAGGAGGTCCTGGCGCTCGCCTTGCGCGTCGAGGGCAACCCGAAGGCCGACGACCCTGCCACCTCGGTGGTCTGGGCCGACATCGAGGAGCGCACCGCCACCGAGCAGGCGGCGCTCGCCAAGACCTACGCCGAGCTCGGCGCCCCGAAGCCCACCGTGTTCGCCCAGCTTCCAGGCATCGACCAGCAGGAGGCGCAGCGTATGGCGACCCAGTCGCGTGCTGAGTCGCTGCTGAACCGCGTCGGTCAGACCCCGCCGCTCCCCGCTGATCCCGACGACTGATGGCCGTCACCGATGCCGCCTTCCTGACCCTGCTGAACCAGTTGAGCGGTGAGACCCGCCGCGAGTTGCTCGGGATCTGGGACGCCCTCGACGACTACGGAGACGCCGGCGCCTCCCTGTTCTACGAGCTGGCCCGCCCGCTCATCGAAGCCTCGGCGGCTGCGGCGCAGGACGCCACGACCGGCTACCTCACCTCCGCCGGCGTCGCCCTACGTGCCCCAGCGGACCCGATCTTCGCCGCCGACGCCGCCGCCAAGGCCTTCGACCCCTTCGACCGCCTCGCCCGCAACCTCGCCTCCGGCATGACCTGGGACGACGCCGTCGCCGGCGCCCGCTCGGTCGTGAACAGCCTGGGCTCCGACGCCGTCTTTCGCTCCACCCGCGACACGATCGCCCAGACCTCCTACCGCAATGGCGAGTGGAAGCGACGCCTCTCCGGCGGCTGCTGCCAGTGGTGCATGAAGCTCTCCAACGTCACCTTCGACTTCGCCTCGCAGGCGATGTTCGGTCACGCAAACTGCCGGTGCGTGCCGCTCCCGGTCACGCCGAACATGGCCGCCCGCAACGCTTCGATCCGCAGGGCCGAGGGCTTCGACCCTGCGGCCGAGGAGCGATACGACCAGGGCCAGGCTCGCAGCCGCCTGCGCCGCTCGGCCCGCACCGCCCGCGAGCGCGGCCGCCAGGCCGCCGACGAGCTGGTCACCGAACAAGATCCCGCCCGACGCCGCCGCCTGGAGCAGCGCGTCGACGCATGGAACGTCCGAGCAGAGGCCGCCGACAGGCGACTCGAGCTCATGGACACCTGACGCACGGCCACCCGGGCCGTGTCTGCGCCGACAGGCGCACCGCTATCCGACATGGAGACGCGCCACATGAGCGACACCCCACCTACCGAGCCGACCCCCGAGGCCGAGCCCGACACCCCGCCCGACACCCCGCCATCCGACAAGGATCTGGCGGCCGAGGTGGACAAGTGGAAGGCGATGGCCCGCAAGCATGAGGGCGCAGCCAAGGCGAACGCCGACGCCGCCCGCAAGCTCGCGGAGATCGAGGACGCCGCCAAGTCCGAGGCCGAACGCCTCGCAGACCAGGCGACGAAGGCCGAACAGCGTGCCACCCGGGCCGAGACCGCCCTGGCACGCCTCCGGGTCGCCGCCAGCAAGGGACTCCCGCCCGACCTGGCCGACCGACTGGTGGGGGCCACAGAGGAGGAGTTGGCAGAGGACGCCGACCGCCTCATGGCGCTCGTGAAGCCCACCGACGGGACGCCCCCGAAGCCTGCCGGCTCAGCCGACACCGGCCCCCAGGGCGCCCCAGACCCGAGCAAGCCCAAGCAGTTGACCCGCGACGACCTCGCCCGCATGACCTCAGACGAGATCACCGAGGCGAAGGCCAAGGGCCAGCTGAACGAGATGCTCGGAATCTCCTAACCCCCTCCCCCTGAAAGGACCGCCACCATGGCCGTCTCCCACTTCATCCCCGAGGTCTGGTCCGCCCAGCTCCTCTCGTCCCTCAAGAAGTCCCTCATCTTCGCCGGTCCCGCCATCGCGAACCGCAACTACGAGGGCGACATCGCCAACTTCGGCGACACCGTGCGGATCACCTCGATCAGCCGCCCGACCATCGCGACCTACACGAAGGACGTCGCCCTCTCGGCCCCCGAGACCCTGACCGACGCCAGCCGCACGCTGGTGATCGACCAGAGCAAGGCGTTCAACTTCGAGGTCGACGACATCGACCTGCGCCAGTCCCGCGACGGCGGCGCACTCATGGACGAGGCCGCCGCAGAGGCCGCCTACGCCCTCGCCGACACCGCCGACCAGTACGTGGCCGGGCTCTACACCGCCGCCGACGCCGGCAACGCGATCACCACCACCCAGGTGAACGACGCCGCCAAGGCGATCAAGGGTCTCACCGACCTCATGGTCAAGCTCGACAACAAGAACGTCCCTCGCCAGGGCCGCTACGTCGTCGTGCCGCCGTGGTACCACGCGCTGCTGCTCGCCTCCGACCTGTTCGTGCGGGTCGACGCCTCCGGCACCAGCGAGGGGCTCCGCGAGGGCATGGTCGGCCGGGCCTTCGGCTTCGACATCTACGTGTCGAACAACTGCGTCAACGTGACCGGCGACGACTGGATCGTCCAGGCCGGCGTCCCCTCGGCGATCACCTTCGCCGAGCAGATCAACAAGGTCGAGGCATACCGCCCCGAGGGCGCCTTCTCCGACGCCCTCAAGGGTCTGCACCTCTACGGCGCCAAGGTCGTGCGCCCCGAGGCGCTCGCCACCCTGACCGCGTCGATCACCTGATCCGCACCAGCCCCGCTCGGATGATCCCGGGCGGGGCTGGTCACCGGCCCGCACCCCTTCTCGCCCGAAAGGCACCCCGCCATGCCCCGTACCGCACTCACCCCCGTAGCGCTCGTCGCGAACAGCTCGGTCACCGCTTCGTCGGTCGCCCTGGACGCCACGAACTCCCACGTGTTCACCCCGTCCACGGCGCTCGATGAGTTCTTCCTGCTCGTCTCGCACACGACCGCGTCGACCAAGACCGTCACGGTCAAGGCCGGCGACTCGCCGCCCGCCGACGCCGCCGGCCAGGGCGACCTCGTCGTCTCGTTCGGCGCCGGCAACGTGACCGCCGTGGTCAAGCTGATCGGCCCGCTCTCGTCGTCCCGGTTCATCCAGAACGACGGCACGGTCAACGTGGACGTCGAGGCCGGCGCGACCGGCACCGTCACGGTCTACCGCGTCCCCCGGAACGCCTGACCCATGCCCCTGTACCGAGGGTCAGGTGGAGCGATCTGGGAGATCACCCCACCTGACCCCGGCACACATCGGCGCGAACAGTTCGACGCTCAGCTCGAGCGTGGCGATCTGGTGCTGGTGGAGGAGCCCAAGACCCAGGCGAAGCCACGCCGCAAGACCCCCGAGGTGAACCGTGACGCTGGCGACGCTGAATGATTACGAGACCCTGACCGGCGCGGTCGTCGCTGCTGGTGATCTGGACCGCGTCGGCGCCCTGCTCGGCTGGGCCTCCGAGGCGGTGCTGGCCGCCGCCCACGGCCAGCAGATCACCCTCGCCACGTCCACCGACGTGGACCTCTACCCCTCGTCGGGCGTGGTCGTGCTGCCCCAGCGCCCCGTGGTCGAGGTGACCGAGGTGGCGACCGTCGACGCTTCCGGCGTCGCCACCGTGCTGGTGGCCGACGACGACTACCGCTGGGAGGCCGGCGGCAACCGTCGCCCCGCCCTGCTGATCCGCCGCCGCAACGGCATCGACTCCTACTGGGGCACCACCACCGTGCGGGTCACCTACACCCACGGCTGGGACATCGTGCCCGGCCCGATCGTCGCGGCGGTCTGCTCCATGGCTCGGGCGCTCGCCGCGTCCGGCGGTGGCCCTGCGATGCGCCAGACGATCGTCGGCCCCTTCCAGGGCGCCGCCGCCGAGGGCGACCTGCAGTCGGCCGCCATGACCCTCACCGCCTCGGCGCAGCGGGTCATCGACCAGTGGTGCGGGGTCGACGCCCCCACCTCGACGCCGATCGTGGCGGGCGCACAGTGACCTTCGGCGAGACCGTCGGCGTGATCCGCCCGACCACCTCGACCGACCGATACGGCAACGCCTCCCGCGTCTACGGCGGCACCATCACCCACGAGATCGGCGGCTGCGCCTTCGCCCCCGCCGGCTCGAGTGAGGTGAACGACGCTCGCACCGCGGTGATGTCTGAGCCCGCGATCTACTGCCCGCCCGGCGCCGACCTCACGGCCGCCGACCACGTGCTGGTGCGCGGCTCCCGCTACGAGGTCCACGGCGAGCCCGCCGACTGGCGCGACCCCTTCGGGTCGACCCTCGGGGGCGTCGTCGCCACGCTGCGAAAGGTGGAGGGGTGAGCACCAGGATTGAAGTCGACCGAAAAGCGATCCGGGCGCTGCTCAAGTCGCCCGAGGTGCGCGCCGATCTAGCTGCACGGGCGAGGCGCATCGCCGCGGCGGCCGGACCCGGCTTCGATGCCCGCTCTGACATGGGCCGCACCCGCGCTCGCGCCGTGGTCATCACCACCGACGAGGCATCCCGCCGGGCACAGGCCGAAGATCGGGTCCTGTCCCGAGCCATCTCGGCGGGTCGATGATGGCCGAGACCCTCGTCTCCCCTGACGTCACCTCGCTGCTGATCGCCTGGCTCACCGCCGAGCTCCCCGATCTGCCCGACCAGGCGGCCGTCGGCGTGTACCGGGCGGTGCCGAACCCTCGCCCGTCCTCGTTCGTCACGGTGCAGCTCCTGGGCGGCGCTGGCCGCACCGTGGAGAATCCGCCGATCGACCGGGCGCAGGTCGAGGTCAACGCCTGGGCCTCCACCGCCGCCGCCGCGCACGACCTCGCCCAGAACGCCCGGGCGCTGATCCACGCCGCCCAGGGCGCCGTCCTCGGCAGCACCCAGGTCTACACGGTCGAGGACTTCGGTCCCCCGGTAGACGAGCCTGATCCGCTCTCGGATCAGGCCCGCTTCACGTTTCGGGTCGAGCTCACCGTTCGCACCCGACGCATCACCTGACGGCCCAGCCCGGGTCGCCTGACCGGCCGCGAGGCCATCCGAACCAGCTCCTCAACAACACCCACCGTCCGCGCCCTCGCGGCAGGACTCGACCGCTGAGGAGCGGATCACATGGCACTCAATACCGACAACGTCCGCGTCGCGCTCACCGGCGGGATCTACGTCGCCCCCACCGGGACCACCCTGCCCACCACGGCGACCGCGTCGCTCAACGCCGCCTTCAAGGATCTGGGCTACGTCGGCCCGGACGGCTTCTCCATCACCCCGGAGGACGAGACCTTCGACTACAAGGCGTGGCAGAACGGCGTCTCGGTCCGCTCCGGCATCTCGGGCACGAAGTTCACCTTCGGCTTCACCCTGCTCGAGACCACGAAGCTGGGCCTCGAAGTCTACTTCAAGGGCGCCAGCGTGACCGGCGTCCACGCCTCGGGCACCGGCCCGGCCGCGATGGAGGTCGAGTCGTCGCTTCCCGACCGCCGCGCCTACGTGCTGCACGTCGTGGACGGCACCACCGAGATCCGCTACGTGCTGCCCATCGCCGAGGTGACCGAGCGCGGCGAGATCATCCACCAGAACGGTGAGCCCGTCGGCTACCCGCTCACCCTCACCGCGTTCCCCGACACGAACGGGAACAGCTTCTACTACTACAACTCGGCGCTCAACGGCCTCCCGGCCGCCTGAGCCATCACGTGCGGCTGGGGGCTCTCCGGAGCTGGTGGCCCCCAGCCGCACCACCCCCTCGCGGGTGGCAACTAGCACCGGCTCCACAACAGAAGGACCAGCTCCATGCCGAAGCCCCGCACCGCCCCCGTGGTGAACCTCGCCGACTTCAAGAAGAAGCTCGTCGAGGAGCACTCGGTCATCATCCGCACCGACGAGGGCGACTTCCGCTACCGCGGCCCCGAGTTGCTCACCGACGACGAAATGCGTCGCATGGTCGAGCTCGAAGGCTCCACCGACCCGGCCGCCGTGCTCGAGGTCGCCCGCATCATGATGGACGACTACGACGGGTTCGTGGCCGCCGGCGGGTCGACCGCGGTGCTCATGAAGATCATCTCGGCCGAGCAGGCGAAGCGCGCCAAGGTCGACCCGGAGGGCGAGCGCCTGGGGGAATCCGGGCCGCCCTCAGCCTCTTAGGCGAGCACGAGGAGGCGGTAGAAGCCGATCTCCAGCGCTTCTACGGGCTGAACCTATGGCAGACCCTGGGCGGCGACGAGCTGCCCTACGGGCGTCTCCTGCGGCTCATCCGCCAACTGCCAGACGACGCCGCCACGCGCCGCTCGGTACACGGCGAGGACGCCGCCTGGACGATCGAGCGGCAACTGCTCGCCGCGGTCGCCGACGGCATCGCGGCCGGTAACTGGCAGAGGAGCGGTGGCAAGGGCCAGCGCCCGAAGCCGATCCCGCGCCCCGGCGTGACCGACAAGGCGAAGCGGGTCGGCGACGCCTCCCGCCTGACACAGACCGAGGTGCGCGCCCTGCTCCGGGCACGCGGACCCCAACCCGACGAGGAGGTGCCCGATGGCAGTTGAGCTCGCTACCGCCTACGTGTCGCTGGTCCCCTCGGCCCGGGGAATGTCCGCTGGTCTCAAGCGTGAGCTCGGCGGCCTGGACTCCATCGCCGACGACTCGGGCCGCAAGGCCGGTGGCGGTTTCGCCTCTGGCTTCTCGGGCGTCGCTACGGCTGGACTCCTCGCCGCCGGCGTGCTCGCTGCTGCTGCGCTCACGAAGGGCTTCACCGACGCGCTCGACCAGGGCGCCGCCCAGGACAAGCTCGGCGCCCAGCTCGGACTCCCCGAGGCCGAGTCGAAGAAGCTCGGCGCCGTCGCCGGCAAGCTCTACGGCGAGGCGTATGGCGACTCGCTCGCCACCGTGAACGAGGCGATCCGCGGCACGCTCCAGCAGGGGCTGCTTCCCGAGGACGCGACGAACGCTCAGATCGAGTCCATCACGGCCAAGGTGCTGGACCTCTCCACGGCGTTCGACCAGGACCTCAACAAGACGACCGCGGCGGCCGGAACGCTCATCAAGACCGGGCTCGCCGAGGACGGCGCCGAGGCGCTGGACATCTTGACGCGTGGGTTCCAGCAGGGCGTCGACAAGCAGGGTGACTTCCTCGACACCCTGACCGAGTACCCGACGCTGTTCCGTAACCTCGGCCTCACCGGCAAAGAGGCCACGGGCATCCTCTCCCAAGGACTCCGGGCCGGTGCCCGTGACGCCGACAAGGTCGCCGACGCCCTCAAGGAGTTCAGCATCCGGGCGGTGGACGGCTCGAAGCTCACGGCCGAGGGCTTCGAGCTGGTCGGGCTGAACGCCGAGGACATGGCCGCCAAGATCGCGAAGGGCGGCCCCGAGGCGAAGAAGGCGCTCGGCGAGACGCTCAAGGCGATCCGCAACATGAAGGACCCCGTGAAGCGCACGGCCGCCGCCGTGGCGCTGTTCGGCACCCAGGCCGAGGATCTGGGCGACGCCCTCTACGCCATCGACCCGGACACCGCCGTCGACGCCCTCGGCGACGTGGAGGGCGCGGCGAAGTCGATGGGCGACACGCTCAACGACAACGTCAAGACGAAGATCGAGGCGTTCAAGCGGCAGGCTCTCCAGTCGCTCGCCACCTTCATTGCCGAGAAAGTGATCCCGGCGATCGAGAGCATCTCCAACTGGGCGAAGGACAACACCGGGACGATCACCGTGATCGCGGCGGCCATCGCCGGTCCGCTGGTGCTCGCCTTCATCGCCTGGGCCGCGTCGGCTGCTGCCGCGGCGGTCTCCACGATCGCCGCCAGCGCTCCACTGCTCCTCCTGGTCGGCGCCGTCGCCCTGCTGGCCGCTGGCCTGGTCTGGGCCTACCAGAACATCGAGGGCTTTCGTAACGCCGTCGACGCCGTCGGTCGCTTCATCCGCGACGACTTCCTGCCCGCGCTCCAAGGGATCTGGCAGACGTTCACCGAGGATATTCTGCCCATCCTCCAGGTGGTCGCCGCCTACATCACGAACGAGGTCGTCGGCGCCCTGCGAGGGCTCTGGACGTTCATCGATGAGAACGTGATCCCGGTCCTCGAGGAGTTCTGGGCCTTCATCGATGAGGACGTGATCCCCGTGCTGGAGGATCTGGCCCTCAAGATCAGCGACACGGTCATCCCGCAGCTCGAGAGGCTCGAGACCACGATCGAGGAGGACGTGATCCCGGCGGTGCGGGACTTCGCCGCATGGATTCGCCGGGACGTTCTGCCCATCCTCGCCATCCTCGTCATGGTCCTACGGGGCCAGCTCATGGGCGCTCTGAACGTCGTGAAGGGCGCCTTCGACGCTCTCGGTTGGGCCGCCCGTACCACCATGGATATCTTGCGCCCCATCGCCGGAGCCTTCGGCGGCACGATCTCCTTCGGCTTCCGCAACATCGGCTTCGCCATCGACGCGGTGCGGTGGGCGGTCGAGGCTCTCAGCAACGCGCTCATCACCGTGCTCGGGTGGGCCGGGTCGGTCGTCTCGACGCTCAACAACATCAAGATCCCCAAGCTCAGAGTCCCGGGTGACACGGGCGGGAATCCCCTCATCCCCGGCCCTCTGGCGAGGGGCGGCCCGGCTAACGCCGGCGGCCTGTACCTCGTCGGCGAGGAGGGACCCGAGCTGTTCGTGCCGCGCACCTCGGGCGTGGTCGTCCCCAACAACAAGCTCAGCGCCGCCGCCTACGGCTCGGCCATCGGCTCGGGCGTCACCTTCACCGGGCCCGTGATTCTCCAAGACGAGGTCGACGTGGACGTGCTCACCCGGAAGCTCAGCTTCGCCCAGATGGCGGGCGCCCTGTGATCCGCCTTACATGCGACGGCCTCGACCCGCTGGTGCTCGACGACTGGGACGCCGGCCTGGTCTGCCAGGAGTTCGATCTGGGATGGCCGACGATCCGCGACGTGGTCGAGGACCGGCCCGGCGCCGACGGCACCTTCGACACGACGATCTATCACGGCGCCCGGGTCGTCTCGGTGCGGGTCGCCGTGGTGGCCGGGTCCTGGTCCTCACGCCGTGCCCTGATCGACCACCTGACCGGCTTCCTTCATCCCGCCCGGCGGCCGACCATGGAGTTCGTCGACCCGACCAGTGGCGGCACGCGCACGATGCTGCTGCGCCCGGTCGACGCCTCGGCGCCGATGACCAATCCGACGGTCACTGAGGTCGCCGCCCAGTGGGTTGCACCGTCGGGCGTGATGACCTCCGCCGAGGTGCATCAGGACTCGCTGCTGCCCTCCGGCGAGGCCGGCGGCTGGTCGCCGCCCCTCGATCCGCCGCTCACCTTCCCGGCCTTCACCGGCTCCGGCGCGGTACAGGTCAACAACATCGGCAACGCCCCGGCCCACTGGACGGCGAAGATCTTCGGCCCGTGCTCTGCGCCGTCGATCACCAATCGCAACACCGGCCAGGTGGTGCGCTTCCCCGAGCTCGCGATCCTCGACGGCGACTACCTCGAGGTGGACTCGCAGACCCGCACCGTGACGCTCAACAGCGACCCGGGCTCCAGCCGCTACCGCTTCTTGGACTTCGGCGCCTCGAGCTGGTGGACGCTGGCACCGGGCGCGACGTTCGTCGAGTTCACCGCCGAGTCTGCGACGCCGCCGTCGGTAGCGGATCTGCTCTGGCGAGATACCTGGATCTGAGGAGACCTGATGACCCTGCACGCCCCATTGTTGGCCCAGAACGGCACCTACGACGCCCGCGCCCTGCGGCAACTGGTGGACCTCCAGCACGGGTTCGGCGTGGTCGGCGACGGCGACCTCAAGGTGACCCAGCGCGGCGCCGGAGCGAATATGTCGGTCGACGTGGCCGCCGGTCGGGCGATCATCCCGAACAGCACCGCCACCCGCGGCAACTACCTGTGTCGCTCGGACGCGGTGACGAACGTGGCGATCGCCGCGGCGCCGACGGCGCCCAACAGTCGCATCGACCTGATCGTGGCCCGCGTGTATGACACGGAGTACGGCGACGGCTCCGATACCTGGGAGATCGTGCGCGTCGCCGGCACGCCCGCAACTTCGCCCGTGCCCCCCGCTCTCCCGGCCGGGTCGATCTACCTCGCCCAGGTCACCGTCGGCTCGGACGTCGCCTCCATCACGAACGCCGCCATCGGCGACCTTCGTTACTACGCGACGGCCGTCACCTACTCGGACAATGCACCGCTTCTCGCCACGGCCGGCCAGCTCCTGGTCCGCACGACCGGGCAGATCGTCGCCCGCACCGGCTTCGACTGGATCTCGACGCCGATGTCATCCCAGTTCAAGGCTGGAGTGACCGCCATCGGATCGACGGCGCTCACCGCCACTTCGTCGGCCTACGGCACGACCACCCTGACCCAGCCTCCCGGCTCGGTCCACGTGTTCGCTGATGCCACCGGCGCCTTCGGGACCGGGTCCTCCAACGGGGTCTGTGAGTTCATCGTCGAAATCTCGATCGACGGCGGCTCGACGTGGACCGCCGGCCCGACCGTCACCGAAATCGCCGAGACGAACGTGACGCCGCGGTCGATCCATGCGACGCACCTCCGGTCCAACGTGTCGCCCTCGGGCACGGTGCGCGCCCGGGTGATGGCACGGCGCACTACCGCCCAGGCCGTGACCGTCTCGGCGGCCTCGGTCCGATGCTGGACGACGCCGGCTAGCTGATGGCTCACGCCTCAGGTCGTTACGGGACCGCCCTCTACGGCGACTCGCTCTACGGCGTCAACTACGGCGAGATCGGCCTGCCCGGGGTCCGGTGGGACCTCATCGCCCTCAGCCCCCAGGGCGAGGCGCTGAGCGACCTGATCGGCGCCACCTCCAAGAAGTTCACCTTCCGACTGAACGAGCCCTCGTCCGTCGAGTGGGCGATGGCCGGCGACGACCCGGGCGCCGCCGTGGTGGACGAGCTCACGACCGACGTGGAGGCGTGGCGAAACGGGGTCCGATTGTTCCGTGGCCGCGTCGGCCCCTCGGGTGACGAGGTGGGGCCGACCGATCACCGCGTCGCCTTCTCGGCCGCCGACTACAGGGCGATGCTGGACCGGCGCATCATCTGGGCCGACGCCACCTACACCGGGATCGACCAGTCGGCGATCGCCTGGGACCTCATCGCCGACGCGCAGCTCATCGGCGGGATGGGCATCACGAACGCCTCGACCGCCACCGGCGTCACCCGCGATCGTACCTACGAGGCCGGCAAGAACCTCGGCGAGGCGATCCAGCAGCTCTCCGAGGTGATCGGTGGCTTCGACTGGGACATCTCCCCGGAGATGGGCTTCCGCACGTGGTACCCGCGCCGCGGCATCGAGGCCGACTTCGTGGCCGTCTGGGGCGACACGGTCTCGCAGGTGTCCCGCCAGCTCGACCCCTCGGGCTACGCGAACGCGATTCGCTTCTCGGGCGCCGACGGCGTGACGCCGACGACGCGCCAGGTGGCCGACCTCTACGAGCCTAGCGGCGAGGTGAACCCGATCTACCCGGGGCGCTTCGACGCCCAGGAGGGCGACACCGACATCACGACGACGGCCGCTCTCGGCGAGAAGGCCGACGCCGCGCTGGCTGAGCGTGGAGTGATCCGCCCTAGCTACAAGGTGACGCTCATGCCCGGGGTCTGGGACGGCCCCGCCACCTTCTGGCTCGGCGACATCTGCCGGCTGATCGTGCGCCGTGGTCGCCTGGACGTGGACACCGAGGCCCGGGTGCATGAGATCACCGTGACCGACGACGGCAACGGCGGCGAGACCGTCGAGGTCACCTTCGACCGAGCCCCCGCTTCCGTTCTCAAGCGCATCACCCGGGATGCTGCACGCCTCGACCGACTGGAGCGCCGCTAATGGTGGACCCGCTACCCACGAACTACGCCGACGGGCAGACCGTCCTCGCCTCTCATGTGAACGCGATCGGCGAGGTCGTGAACGAGCTGCGCCGCGACGTGAACGGCTTCCTGCCCTCGGGCGAAGTGGTGCTCCAGAGCAGCGATGCCGGCCCGCTCTCCGAACGCCCAGACCCCGTCGGTCTGCTCGATGGCACGCTCTACACCGCGACCGACGAGCTCGTCACCTACGTCGTCCACGCCGACGACTGGGTCAAGATCTCCACCGAGGCCGGCAAGATCCTCGCCAGCGCCAACCCGACGACGGCCGCGGCTCTGGCGACCACGAACGGCGCCACCTACTACCGCGTCCCCGAGCTCACGACCGCTAGCTTCGTGATGCCCTCCAACACCTGCACCGTGTCGCTCTCGCCTCTCAAGGTGACGAACGTATCGGTTGCCGGGACGCTGCTCCAGATCCGCTACACGACCGACGCCTGGGTCACCTCAAAGATCCTCTGGGGCGTGACCGAGCTCAACTTCGTCAGCAACACGAGTGTGTTCCCAGCGATCACCTGTCGCCTCGCCGAGGTCGGCACCCTCACCGCCCCGACGCCGGGCGCCTCGGTCCAGGTGGCCGTGTTCCTGAACCATCCGAGCGACACGAGCATCACGCCCGGGATCTTGCACGCCTTCTCCCTCGTCTGCCTCCTGGAGGTGCGCGCCGGATGACCTACCTGCACCCCTTCTCGCCCCGCCACGCCTCGTGGGTCTCACACTCGGGCTCGACGCTGCTCGTCCTGCGCGGCGAGCGCGTGAACCCCAACCTCCGCCCCGTGATCTTCTGCCACGCCTTCCCGGATGAGCAGAGCGCGACCGCCATCATCGACGCAAACCTCGCGCTCGGGCTCTACTCCCTCACCTCGACCGGCCGGACGATCATCGTCCCCTGGTGCGGCGCCAACTGGGGACACCCGACCACATCGCATCCCGCAGGCGGGACCGGCCTCGGCGCCATCGACGACGCGCTCGACTACGCCGGCGTGATCGGCCTGCCGGACCGCGCCAACCTCGTCGGCGTCTCCATGGGCGGCCTGAACGCCCTGCGCTGGGCGGAGACGAACCCCGACAACTTCGGCGCCGCTCGCCTGTTCGTGCCCGTCGTCGACATGATGAGTATGTATGACCAGGCCGGCTATCAGACCAGCCTCGCCCAGGTCTGGTCGACCGGCGGCCGCGCCGCCTTCGAGGCCGCTACGGCCGGCGTGGACCCGGTGCGCAACGCGGCCGACTACACCGGCATCGCTGACCGGATCACCGTGTTCGCCGCACGCGATGACACCGTGATCGACTGGGACTCGCTCGAGGGCTTCTGCAATGACACGGGGATCGAGCTCACGCCGTCGGCCGACGAGGGTCTGCCCGGCGGTGGCCACCTCGCGTGGATCTTGAGCGATCGCTACGACGAGCTCGACATCTTGCGACTGTTCGACCCGCTTGAAGGCGTGACGCCTGCCACGCCTCCGCCTCCGCCTCCGCCGTCTGCCACGGTGCCCGGCGCGCCTACCGGCGTCTCGGCCGTGCGCGGTGCGGCGAGCGCGACCGTCACGTGGTCGGCGCCTGCCTCCGATGGCGGCTCGGCGATCACCGGCTACCGGGTCACGCCCTTCATCGGCGCCACGGCGCAGGCCGAGACGAACCACGCCTCGACGGCGACCTCGACCACGATCGGCGGCCTCACGAACGGCACCGCCTACACGTTCAAGGTGGCGGCCTACAACAACGTCGGCACCGGAGCGCAGAGCTCGGCGTCGGCGTCGGTCACCCCGGCCACGACGCCGTCGGCCCCGGCGATCATCGACATCATCGGCGGAGACGCCCAGGTGCAGCTCGGATGGACGGCCCCGGCCAACACCGGCGGCACCTCGGTCACCTCTTACACGATCACCCCCTACATCGGCGCCACAGCTCAGTCCCCGATCGTCACAGGCACCACGGCCACGACCCGCACGATCACGAGCCTCAGCAACGGCACCGCCTACACCTTCAAGGTGGCCGCCACGAACGCCGTCGGCACGGGCGCCCAGTCTGCGGCCTCGGCCGCCGTGACGCCTGCGGCCCCGGTGGAGCCCGACCCGCTCGTGGCCACCGTCCCGGACGGCTACACCCGCGACTGGGTGATGCAGTTCGACACGGCCAACTGGACGCTCAAGAACGGCGCCGGCACGGTCACGAACAACAACGCGAAAGCGCTCTGGAACCTCATGGTCAACGCTCGCCAGGGCAGCACCGACCGTGTCACCGGCCTTTGGTACGGGACCCAGTCCTACTCGCTGGCCTCGAACGTGGAGACCGACACCTCGGCCGGCGGCATGATTCGGCTGAAGGCCGACGACGTGGACACGGGCACCGGCACCTCGCTGCGCGCCTACTCATCCGCCTACATCAGAACCCAGACCAGCTTCTACCAGCCGCTCGAGGGGCACTACGAGGCGCTGATCCGCTTTCCGCTCGGCCATTCGCTCTGGTCGTGCCTGTGGTTCACGGCCTATGGCTCGGCCTCCCGGTTCGAGGTGGACTGGCCCGAGACCTTCACGGCTGACACGCCGGGCAGGGCGTCACTCGTGTTCCACAGTGGCGACGGCTCGAGCGGGTCCTACGGCGGCGCGAACCTGATCGGGAAGCCCTGGATGGGCAACGCCTGGACGTGGCACGTCCAGTCGGGCGACCGCAACTTCACCGGCCCATTCCCCGGCTCGACGCGCTACGGCAAGGCGATCGACATCGCCGACCCATCGGACCCCGATAACCCGCCGTGGACCCGCGCCGGCTTCGAGGTCGAGCGGGTCTGGAACACCGTCGGCACGGCGAACACCCGCTACACGATCCGAATGAAGTTCTACCTCGACGGGAAGCTGATCTGCACCTACCTCGACCCGTTCGACCCGAACACCGGCATCGGCCCGGCCGGCCAGAACGCTACGGGCTGGTCCGGCAACTACCCGAAGTGGGTTCACGACTCCTTCGTGGCCGGAGCCTCGCTCAGCTCATTCTGGACGATCTTGCTGGATAACTGGGTAGGTGGTTCCTACGTGGGTCAGAGCGTGACGAGCCCGACCACGCCGCACACCTACGGCTCGCGCACCTACACCCCGACCACGACCGGCACCGCCAACAACGTCAACTTCGACGGCACCGTCAGCGGGATCACGGGCTCGACCGGCTCGCCGATCGCGAACGTCCCGCTAGCAACCGCCGATCGCTGGCCGTTCTACCTGGACGTGAAGTGGATTCAGCGCCTCACCAAGAACCCCTAGAGGAGAGCTCGTGTCTGAGACCGTGCCCGTGCTACGTGGCGACCCCGTGACCATCCGCATCGCCGACCTCCAGATGGACGGAGTCCCCTGGGCCGACTGGGAGGACTACCTGCCCGTGTCCCAGGTGCGCGCCCGGGAGCGTGCCACCGTGGTCGCCGCCGAGTTCACGATCACGGCCGACGCCGGCGACATGCTCCTCACGCTCTCGGCCGCGGCGACCGAGGCGCTCGCCCGTCCCCTCTACGTCTGGGACGTGGAGTTTACCGACCCGATCACCGGCGACGCCTTCACGTGGCCGGGACCGGGCGCAGCTCGCAACCGTCTCGCCGTGACCTCGGACGTGACCCGCGTGGAGGTGGCCCCGTAATGGCCGAGTACGTCATCACCGGAACCGTGACCCGCTCCGGGCCGACCTTCGCCGTCGCCGCCGCGACCGAGGGTGATGTCCCGCACGACCACGACGCCGACTACGCGGCGCTCGCGCACACCCACGGCGTCACCGACCTCACGGCGACCGGGACCCGTGACGCGACCACGTACCTCCGCGGCGACAACACCTGGGCGACCCCGGCCGGCGGGGGCGGCACGAGCGACCACGGTGCGCTCACCGGGCTCGGCGACGACGACCATACCCAGTATCTCAACAACGCTCGGGGCGACGCCCGCTACTCCCAGCTCGGCCACACCCATCCGGGCACCGCCGCCACGATGCTCAACCTCGTGGACGACTTCGGCGCGGACCCGACCGGCGTCGCCATCTGCAACGCCGCCTTCCAGGCCGCCGCCGACTACCCGGCCTCGCCCGAATACGGCGTCGTCGGCGCTCATGTCTACATTCCGCCCGGCCAGTACCGGGTAACGACCACGATCGACCTCTACCGCTCCGGCGTGATCTTCGAGGGCGCCGGATGGGGCAACAGCCCGACCTACGACAACGCCGCCCCAACCTCGAACGGCGCCGGCTCGGTCGTGATCTGGGACGGCGCCGCCGGGATTCCGATCTTCCGCCTGCGCGACACGTCCGGCGCCACCTTCCGCAACTTCCGAATCGAGGGCAAGGACTCGGCCAAGCCGAGCGCCGTCTGGCACTACGAGAGCCGCACCGAGGACACCCAGTCCGCGAACCGCTACCTCACCATCGACTCGATGCACGCCGGGGTCTACACCTGGGCGACGCGTGGCACCGACTACGGCGAGGTGAGCTCCGTCCTGCTCATCTCGGGCGACAACGTGAACACCGACGAGTTTCGGATCACGAACAGCACCTTCCGAAACAAGAACCAGCTCGGTTACGGCATCGACTGCAACGCTCACACTCAGGCGGTCTGGTCCTCGGTGCGCGACTGCACCTTCACCGGCTTCCTGGCCGGCATCCGCACCGCCTCCACGCTGAGCCTCTACAACGTCGCCTTCAACGCCTGCGCCACCGACCTTCGCCTCACCTCCGACAACACGCTCTTCGTGAAGGACTGGCAGAGCGAGAACAGCAACCAGCTCGCGATCCTCGGCCCCTACTCGAAGCTCATCGTCAACGGCGGCCGCCTGCAATGCACCTACCTCGACAACGCCGAGGGCGGCATCATCGCCGCGAGCCCGACCGACAACGGCCAGAAGATCCACTTCGACGACGTGGAGTTCTGGGGCACCGTCCCGGCGAGCGCCACGATCGCCTTCGGCCCGACGGCCGCCGGCGACTACGCCGCCTCGATGGGCTTCTCAGTGCTGTTCCGCAACTGCCGCGGTCTACGCAAGACGAAGCTCGCGCTCGCCACCGGCGCGTCGCTCTCGTGGGCCAACAACACGATCGGCGTGATCGAGTGGGACTGCTTCGAGGACGGCGTCGGTCACGAGCGCTTCCGCAATCAGATCCGCGGCTCTGGCGGCCTGGGCGACGCCCCGGTGCGGACCGCGATGGACAAGACCGTCTGGGACATGCATCCCTCGGTCGCCGGCGCCCACGACCACGACGCCCTCTACGACGCTCTCGGTTCGGCCTCCACCGCCCAGACCGCCGCGCAGAACTTCGCCACCGGGCTCGTAAACGACCTCTCGGGCGTCGACAATCCGAGCGCGGCTCGAGCTGCCCTGAACCTCGGGACGGCCGCCACGACCGACTCGACGGCCTACGACCCGGCCGGCTCGGCCGCGAGCGCTCAGGCCGCGGCGATCGCTGCGTCTCAGCCGCTCGACTCAGACCTCACCGCGATCGCCGCGCTCACGACGACGGCATACGGCCGCTCGTTCTTGGCCCTCGCCGACGCTGCTGCGGGGCGCACCGCTCTCGGGCTCGGTAGCGCCGCGGTGGCCGCAACGGGCGACTTCGACCCCGCCGGCTCGGCCGCGAGCGCTCAGGCCGCCGCCATCGCCGCCTCTCAACCGCTCGACTCCGATCTCACCGCGATCGCCGCGCTCACGACGACGGCATACGGGCGAGCCTTCCTAGCGCTCGCCGACGCCGCCGCAGGGCGCACTGCTCTCGGGCTCGGGACGGCGGCCACGACCGACTCGACGGCCTACGAGGCCGCCGGCGCCATCACCACCCACTCGGCCGCTACAGACCCGCACGGCGACCGCGCCTGGGCCTCTGACACCTTCGCCGAGAAGGGTCCCTACGCGTCGCAGCAGGGCAAGCGGATCTTTACCGACGAGTTCGACCGGGCCGACGGCCCACTGGACGCCGTCGGCACCCGGTGGGTCGACGGCGGTACCGAGTTCCCCGACTCGTTCGAGCCGCTCGGAATCCTCAGCGGGAAGGTGGTCATCCCTGACCCCATGACCCGGCCGGGCACCTACGACACGCTCCCGATCTCGGCCGACCCGCCGACCGGCGGCCAGCTCTACATGGGCATCGGCTGCGCCTGGCGGGACACCGGCTCGAGGGCGGCGCGCGTGCTCGTGCGCTGGTCCGGGAACATCGGCGTCACCGAAGAGACCCACGTGGAGGCGACGCCGCTCCTCCACGTCACCCCGGGCTCGACCCGCTTCGGCTTCGGGGTCTGGCCGACTGAGATCCTGGGCGCCCCGGCGCTGATCGCCGGCTACATCTGCGACCCGCCGGAGCAGTTCGCGAACTACGACATCGCGACGCACGCGATGACGCACACCGACGATACCGAGCGCGACATCGAGTGCGTATCGGACGGCGAGAACGTGAAGGTCTACCTCGACGGCGTGCTGCTCACCAACTGGAGCACCTACGGAACGGATCTCCCGCTCGACGCCTCGGTCAAGCATTCCACCATGCACGGCTTCGCCGTCGACGCACACCTGACCGACCCGGCCCTGACGCCCACGCTCCCGGCTCTCACCCGCTGCGAGGTCGAGGCGCTCGACAGCATGGGGTGGCTCAAGACCTCGGGCGGCACCGTCACCGGCGCGGTCACCGTGAACGCTTCGACGACCTTCGACCCTGGCACGAACGGGCGCGTCGAGGTGTCGCCGGATAGCGCCTCGGTAGCGTCACTGAAGCTGTTCCCGTCGGACGCGCACACACACCCGGCGATGTCGTTCGGTTCCTTCATCGGCACCCCGCTGCTCGGGCTCGGGTCCGGCACCGCCGATCCTGACGCCTTTCTCGCCCGCTCTGCTGCTGGTGCGCTCGCTGTTGGCCTGGATGGATCGGGCGTGATGGTGGCTGGGCGCCGCCACGTAGTGAACGCACAGACCGGCACCGCTTACACCGTCGTCCTGGCCGATCAGGGCAAGATGATCACTCGCAGCAACGCGAGCGCGTCCACGATGGAATGGCCCGCCAATGCCACGGCTATCCCAGTCGGTACATGCATCGAGGTGCTCAACCTCGGAGCCGGGACCATCACTCACAGCGCCGCCGCGTCTGCCGGCCTGGTCACCGGGTCCACCACGACGCAGGCCCAGGGCAAGCGCCTCACCGCCTTCAAGGTCGGCACCGGCACGACGAATACCTGGCTCCTCGCCTGAGCCCGCAAGATCCCCAACAAGGAGACCCCGCCATGCCATCACCCGAGATCCGCTCCGCCGTGTACTCGCTCGCGACGGCGATCATCGCCCTCGCTGCGGGCTATGGGCTCATCACCGAGGAGCAGGCCGCCCTCTGGGTCGCCGCCGTCGCCGGTGCCATCTCCACCCTGCTCGCCTTCCTGAACCGTCCGACGAGCTGAGCCATGACGCGGCTCGCAGCACGTCGCCTCCACCTCGCCGCCCTGGCCGCCACCGCGACGGCCGCAATCGTGGCCGGTTGGGCGTGGAACGAGGCCACTCGGCCGGTCCGCTGGGCCGGCCACCTCACCGAAGGGTGGCGGCCATGAGGCTCACCTGGCTCGCCGACGTGCTGCGAGACGCCGGGTGCCGGGTGGACGAGCTGCCCGGATGGCGCACTTCGGGCGGCACGCTCTCCGAGGTGCGCGGCATCGTGTGGCATCACACCGCGTCCGGGCGCAGCACCTCGGATGCGACCATGGCGGCGATACTGCGCAACGGTCGCCCGGACCTGCCCGGCCCGCTCTCCCAGCTCGGCCTAACCCGCGACGGCACCTTCGTCGTGATCGCCTCGGGGAAGTCCAACCACAACGGCTACGGCACGTGGGGCAACCAGTCGATCGGGATCGAGGCGTACAACAACGGGATCGGCGAGACCTGGCCCGCCGCCCAGATCGCCGCCTGGGACCGTGGCACCGCCGCGATCCTGCGGCACCTCAAGCTCAACACCTCGCACGTCAAGGCGCACCGCGAGACCGACCCGGGCCGCAAGATCGACCCGGCCGGCGTGAACATGGATCAGGCCCGCCAGCGCATCGCCTACCTACTCACCTACCAGCCACCCTCGAAGGGACCACTCATGGCACTCACCGATGCCGAACAGGCCGAGCTCCTCAAGAAGGTCCGCGAGCTCCACGCCGACTACGCGGTCAAGGGGCGCTCGATGCGTCAGGTGATCCTCGAGAACGCCGAGCGCCTCAAGCGGCTCGTGTCTGCCAGCTGACCGTGATGGATCTCGTCGGGGCAGGGCAGATCGTCACCACCGCGCTCGTCGTCGCCGGCGCTATCGCGCTCGTCTGGTCGGCGCTTGTCGACCGCAGACGCCGGGACGTCGCCGAGACCTACAAGGAGCTCTATGCCGCGAGCTCGGCCAAGGTCGAGCACCTCGAGCACGAGCTGGCCGAGCTGCGCGCCCGGGTCGCGGTGCTCGAAGGTGATCTGATCCGCAAGGTCGCCGAGGGCGTGGCCCTCACCGTCGCCGATCTCTTGGAGCGCCACCATGGCAGCAAGTGACCACCTACCCCTGGTGCCGCGCGACTCAGCTGAGGCGCTGATCGACCTGCGCGTGCGCTACTCGCGGGCCACCCGCATGGTCTGGACGCTGATCGGGATCGTGCTCACCCTTGCACTGACGCTCGGCCTCGTGGCCCGCTCCATCTCCGATCTGTCGAAGGACCTCGCGGTGCAACGGCGCGTGGCCGAACAGCAGGAGGACCGGCGGCGCATCGACCGCGCCGAGCAGCGCTACTCCCTGTGCCAGCGCAACCCACCTCCCGCCGCGCCCCTGTGCGACGGCTACGAGACCCTCGAGGCGGCCTACCGCACCGAGAAGGTGGACGACCCACCGAACAGCTAGTGCCCATGTCCCCGGCGAAGGGTGGAGCCAGCGTGTCATCGCTGATCGAAGAAGCGAGACAGTACCAGGCGAGGCCGAACGGCCCGCCCTGCACCATGCGGCTCCTGCTGGAGTCCCTGTCGCCCGAGCACCGCGCCGAGGCCGTCGAGGCGCTCGCCTCCGACGTGCAGACCACGGCGCTACGTGAGGCGATGGTGGCCCGCGGCTGGGAGCCGCCGAAGATCCACACGATGAACCGCCACCGCAAAGGCGAGTGCTCCTGTGGCTGATCTCACCGAGGAGGCGCGCGCCGCCGAGGTCGAGCGTCGCCTGGCCGACGTGCGCCGAGAGCGGGACACGGCCCGACAGGCGCTCAAGGCATCCCAGGCCGAGCTCGAGGCGCTCGCCGCCCGGCTCACCCTGGTCGAGCAGATCACCGACCTCCATCCCTCGCCGCCGAGGTGGCTCACGCCGAAGCGCAAGGCGTCGGCGCACCATGCCACCGTGACGACGATCCTCTCGGACATGCACTTCGATGAGGTCGTGGACCCCGCCGAGATGAACGGGGTCAACGCCTACGATCGCACGATCGCCACGAAGCGCCTCAAGCGCTACTTCGATCAGGTCTGCCTCGTGAGCCGCGACTACCTCGCCGGCGTCCAGTTCGACGGCTGCTGCCTCCTCCTGGGTGGGGATGGCGTGAGCGGCACGATCCACGAGGAGCTCACGTCCAGCAACGACGCCGCCATCACGAGCACAGTGCTCTACTGGTCCGAGATGATCGCGGCCGGCGTCGGCCAGCTCGCCGACGAGTTCGGCCGCGTCCACGTCCCGGCAGTCGTCGGGAACCATGGCCGCATGTCCCGCAAGCCTCGGGCGAAGGGCCGCGCCCAGGACAACTGGGATTGGCTCCTCGCCCAGCTCGTAGCTCGCGAGTTCCGAGACGACGACCGGGTGACCTTCGACATACCCGACTCGGCCGAGGTCCACTTCGAGATCTACGGCACGACATACCGCCTCGAGCACGGCGACTCGGCCCGAGGTGGCGGTGGCTGGATCGGCGCCACCGGCCCCGTGATGCGTCGACATCAGAAGGTGCAGAGCGCGACGGCGGCGATGGACCGGCGCTTCGACCACCTCGTCGTCGGCCACTGGCACACCCTGGTCTGGGGCTCTGGCTTCACGATCAACGGCTCGCTCAAGGGCTATGACGAGTACGCGAGCATCAACGGCTTCGGCTTCGAGCCGCCACAGCAGGCGATGTGGCTCACCACGCCCGAGAGAGGGATCACGCTCCAGGCGCCGATCTTCTGCGCCGATCGCAAGGCGGAGGGCTGGTGAGCGCCCACGACCGCCAGGTGGCCGAGGACCGGGTCCGCGAGGCGATACACGCCGCCCTAACCGGCACCGAGTACCTCCCGCGCGAGATTGTGCTACTCACCGACGTGGTCATCACCTTCGGCTGCATCGACACCGACGGCGACCAGGGGCTGGGCATGTTCACGGCCGGGAGCCTGGCCGCCACCCGCGGCCTCGCCGACTTCGCCTACACGAAGATCAGCTCAGCTATGGACGACGACTAGTTCTATGTACGTGACGGCGAGAACGGAGAACAGATGATCTGCTCGCATTGCAAGAGCCCCATCCCAGCTCGGGCCGACTCGGTGCGGATCGACGCCGGCGTGATCCTCTCGGACGGCACGAAGGTGACACGCGACGTGAGCCTGCACACCGACTGCGAGGGGTCGTGGTGGCTCGCCCACCATCCCGGCCTGCTCCCCAAGACCTACACCCGCGCAGCCTGAGGCACCACCCGAGCCTCGCCCCCAGAGCCCCCGCCCCGCCGGACGATCCCGGTCATGGGCGGGGGCTCTTCGCGTTCCTATGCGTAGGTGCGCCCGGCCATCGCCTCGCGGAGTTGCTCGGGCGTGGCACGCCGCAGGTACACCGACGACGCCTGGAGCGACTGGTGGCCGAGCATCGCCTGGACGACTCGCAGATCGTGGGAGCGGTCGAGTACGTCGCTGGCGCACGTGTGGCGCAGGGCGTGGCCGCTCACCCCGTCGTAGGGGCGGTGCTTGACCCCGGCCCGCTCCATCACGCGGCGCACCACGCGGCCGACGTGCTCGACGCTGATCGCCTGGTGCGGGTCGCGCTTCGACTCGATGATCGGCCCCGTCATCCCACCACCACGCAGGCGGCCGAGCACGGCGGCCACCTCATCGGGTACCGGCAGCACCCGCTCCCGCCCAAACTTGGAGTGGCGCACCTCGATGATCCCGGCCCGGTCGTCCCAGTGCTCCCAGCGGAGCCCGGCCACTTCCATGCGGCGCAGGCCGCAGCCGACCATGAGCCAGACGATCGCCCGTTCGCGGTCGTCGGTGCAGGCGTCGATGATCTTGGCGACGTTGGCCGTGGACTGCGCCCGGGGCACGGGCCGGTCCCTGCGGATCGGTGGCACGCCGTCGCACGGGTTCGCTGCGAGGTGCCCGCGGTCCACCATCCACGCACAGAAGGCCCGGACGCTGACGAGGTAACACGCTTTCGTGTTGCGGGCGACGCCACGGTGATCGAGCTCGGCCAGCCATCGTTCGACTGTCTGTGTGTTGACGTGGTGGATGGGCCGGTTGCCGTGTGAGCGTGCGAAGTCGTGCAGCCTTGGGGCTACGACCCGTTGCGATTTCTGCCCGTAGACGCCGGCGGCCCGTCTGGACGCCATGTAGTCGAGGACGTGGCGTGTCAACGTGAACACTTTGCTGCTCCCTCTCTGCCGTGGAGCGGCCACCCGCCGCTCCGAGTGGCGGTGAAGATAGCGCGAACAGTGTTCACCGGGTCAAGCTGCTGCGAGGGTGGTCGCCATCCAAATGGTAGGCGGTTTCTGCACGTCACCCGGGATTTCGCCGGTCTTGATCCACTCCACCGGGACCCCGGTCACGAGCGCCCAGCGGGTCAAGGTGATGCGCTGGTGCCGCTTCGTGTTGCCGTTCTCGTAGTTGCTGACCGTGTTGGCATCGACCTCGAGCAGGTCGGCTAGCTGGTGCTGCTTGAGGCCCGCGTCCTCTCGGGCCTTCCGCAGGCGGTCGGCGATGGTGAAGGTGGGGATGTGGAGTGTGGTGCTCATGGGGGAGCCTCCGTTGCTAGGTGGACCCTAAGTATGGACACACGGTAGGGGTAGCGCAACGGGGCCATTCGGACCACCCGCTACAGATGGATAGCATCATAAGTTTGGGTCTTGACCCAAGGTAGGGGCTAGCCCATAGTCCCTAGCTATGACCTTCCACCTACTCACGGCGACCCAGGCCGCGGAGCGTGCCGGGATCACCCGCCGCACCCTCACCCGCTGGATCGCCTCGGGGCGCATCGCCCCAACGGTGCAGCTCCCCGGCCGCACCGGGGCGATGCTGTTCCACCCCGACGACGTCGACGCCGCCACGACCACCGAGGCCGCGTCGTGATGGTGGCGCAGAGGCCTGATCGCATCCTTGCTCGCCCCGTTTGTTGGGAAAGCCATGGACGGCACACGCGCACCACCTGGCTAGGCGTGGCGGTGTTCGGCGGCACGGAAGTGGAGTGTGGTCATCACGGACACAAGGCCCCATCCACGGCTGGGGAGTGCGCGGCAAGGCTCCGCTTGACCACCGAGGCCGCATCGTGATGGCCCTGCTCGTCATGACCGCCGGCGTGCTCGCCATCGTGGCCTCTGCGCACCACGAGCCGACGACCCGAGGCCGCTGGCTCTTCCACGACTTCCTGTTCGTGTCCGGCGTGGGCGCCGCCTGGCTCGGCCTCATCGCCCTGGTGATGGAGATCCGGCCATGAACGGCCTCTGGACCCTGCTCCCCGCCATCGGGATCTACGTCGTCGGGATCTGCCTCGTCATCGCCGCCGCCCTCTGCGGCCTCGACCATCTGCGAGACCGCAAGGACCCGCCCTGATCCATTCCGCCGTCATCTGATCGACCGAAGCGACGGTCGGCATCATCCGGCCGCCCCGCCTGCACCTCGTCTGAGCACCACCCCACCATCCCCGCCGGGGAGGCGCTCCGAGGCAAGCAGGCGGGGCGACCAGGTGGGGTCGGCCACCGGCATCGCTCCCCTCGGTACCGGCCCGACCCCACCGACCCACGACGAAAGGACAGCACCCCGTGGACGCACAGACCCACGTCTCCATCTGGCCCGAACCGGGCGACATCACGATCACCCAGCACCCCGGCGGCGACTGGGTCTGTCGCATCGGCTTCGTAACCATCGACCGCGACCTCGACGCGCAGGAGTCGCTCGCCCTGGAGTGGCTCCACAAGGTGCGCCGGGCGAAGGCGCAGCAAGACCACGAGACCCGCGCCCGGTTCGTCATGACCCGCCCGAAGGCCGCGTCGTGAGCGCCGCCATCACGAACCCCGGCGTCTACGCCGCCGCGGCCCTGGCCGCCGCGATCATCGTCGTCTGCGTCGCCGCCCTCATCTGGGCGCTCTGGCAGGACGAGCTGTGAGCGAGTGGCTCCTGGGCGTGGACCCGGGCAAGAACGGCGCACTCGCCATCATCGAGACCGGGACGATGGCCCTTGTCGCCGTGGAGGACATGCCACCGGCCACCGGCGCCGCACTCGGCGCCTCCATCGCTGCGCTGCTGGAGGACTGGAAGCCCTTCACGATCTGCGAGGCGTGGGTGGAGAAGGTGGGCTACATGCCCGGCCAGCGCGGCGGCTGGACCTTCGCCGAGAACTACGGGGCGATCCTGGGCGCGCTCGGCGCGCTCGGCGTGCCCGTGCATCACATCAGCGCCGCCGGATGGAAGCGGGCGCAGCGGGTCACCGCCGACAAGAACACGTCCCGACAGAGGGCCGTGGAGCTGTGGCCGGCGCAGGCGTCATGGTTCGCACGGGTCAAGGACGACGGCAGGGCAGAGGCGGCGCTCATCGCACGGTACGGGGCGATGGCTGATGGGTGACACGACTACCGCCACCCTCGAGTTGGTGCCCGTGACACTCGCAGAGGCTCGCCGGTTCGTCGCCCAGCATCACCGCCACAATCTGCCTCCGGTCGGGTGGAAGTGGGGCGTTGGCGTAACTGACGGGTCAGGCGTCCTGCTCGGCGTCGCTATCGCGTCTCGCCCCGTGTCCCGACATATGGACGACGGCCGCACTCTTGAAGTGACCCGCACCTGCACGCAAGGCGCCAAGAACGCGAATTCGATGCTCTACGGCGCCATCTGTCGGGCGGCGGGGGCACTCGGGTATCGGCGGGTCATCACGTACACGCTTGAGACCGAACCGGGTTCGTCGCTGCGAGCAGCTGGGTTCACCTTGGATGCCCGCGTATCGCCACCAGTAAACGGGTGGGAATCGCGCCTGGGTCGTGAACACGTTGACCTGTTCGGAAACGAGCGCAAGCCCGCAGGCGACAAGGACCGTTGGGTCCGTTGGGTCGGCCATCGTGGGTGACACGACTACTGCCACTCTTGAGTTGTTGCGTCAGTGGGTGGCGCCGCGGCCGGGGCTTTGTGCGGCGCTGCTGCTGCACGATCCGAACAGTGATGGTGTGTGCCGCGATTGCGGGCACACCGTGTCGCCGGGTGATGCCGTGGCCGGTACGTGCCGCCTGGCCGATTTGCCCGGGTTCCGCAGCCCTGAGGTGCGGCCCGCTGATCGGGTTTCGTTCTGGCGGGCGCGGCGATGACCGCGCACCCTGCCGCGGACCATTGCGCCCGTGCAGCCCGGGCCGGGTGCGGCTGCGAGGCCTGCGAGGCGTGGCGAAAGGCGCTCGCCCAACACCGGAAGGACAGATGATGGCAGTGGATCACGACCGAGCGAGGGAGCTGCACGCCACCTCGCTGCGGGCACTCATGGAGGATCGCCCGCCGACCGAGACCATGCGGCTGATCGCAACCGACATGCGCGATGTCGGCGGTTTCAGCATGGACGCCAACTTGTTTGACCACGCGTCCGATTGGATCGACGCCGTGTGCGCGGCGTGGGAACGGGGCGAACGATGAACCGCCGCACCTTCCTGGCTGGCACCGCGGCGGTGGCCCTCGCCGGGTGCATCCCGACCCGCACCGACTACGGCGCACTCGTCGCCTCGTCGGTCCCCGGGCTCTGGGTCCCGCAGGGCTTCACGGCCCGCAAGGTCGCCACCTCATGGCAGACCGTCCCGGGCACCAGCTACACCTGGCACGGCCACCCCGACGGCGGCGCCACCTTCGACGCCCGCGACGGCGCCTGGGTCTACGTGTCCAACAGCGAGGCGAGCTCAGGGCAGGGCGGCGCCTCCTCGATCGTGTTCGACGCCGACGGCGCCACCATCGCCGCGTGGCGGCTCCTCTCGGGCACGTCCCGCAACTGTGCGGGCGGCGCGTACCGGGGCGCCTGGGTGAGCTGCGAGGAGATCGAGCGCGGCCGGGCGTGGCTCTGCGACCCGCAAGGGCTGGACGCCGCCACGCCGCTCCCCTGGGGGCGCTGGAACCGCGAGGCCATCGCCCACCACGTCGCCACGAACGTTGTGTACCAGACCGAGGACGTGTCCGATGGATGCCTCTACCGCTACCACCTCGACACCGGGACGCTGCGAGTCCTCACCACCTCGGGCGGCTGGGCCATGGTGCCCGACCCCGAGGCGACCGTGACGCCGACCCGCTACCAAGTCGCCGACGCCCGGCGCTTCAACGGTGGCGAGGGGATCTTCGTCGCCGAGGATCTGGTGCTGTTCACCACGAAGGGCGACGGGCGGGTCTGGCGCTACGACATCGCGACGATGGTGCTCGACATCGCCTACGACGACTCCAGCTCGCCGACGCCCCGGCACCTCACCGGCGTCGACAATCTCGTAGCGACCACGACGAGCGCCTTCGTCGCCGAGGACGGCGGCAACATGGAGATCGTCGGCGTCAACCTCACGACGGGGGCGACGACGCCCGTGGTCCGCTACGACGTGGCCGGCTCCGAGATGACCGGCCCGGCCTTCTCGCCCAACGGTCGGCACCTGATGTTCTCCTCGCAGCGATCGCCCGGCGAGACGTTCATGGTGACGGGACCGTGGATCTCGTGATGGCTGGAAGCGAGACCCCGCGGCCTGAGCCGACCGACTGGCGCCTCGAGGCCGCCTGCCGGACGAAGTCGCCCGAGCTGTTCTACCCGACGAACCGGCGCAAGACGGCCGCCGCCCGCGCCATCTGCGCCGCCTGCCCGGTGCGCCAGGCGTGCCTCGACCACGCCATCGCCAACCGCGAGCCAGAGGGGATCTGGGGCGGCATGGACGAGGTCGAGCGCGAGCGCGAGCATCGCCGCCGCCGCTACTGGGCACGGCGCGCCGGCCAGCCTGTGCGCCCCAACCCCGAGAAGATCATCCTCGACCACCTCGGGACCTTCGGCGCATGGAACGGCACCATCACCGCTCTCGCCGCCGAGCTCGGCCTGGCACGCGACACGGTCTCGAAGCACGTGAACCGGCTGCACCGCGACGGGCGCCTCTACATCGACCGCCACGGGATCTACCTCGCCGACCTCCACCGAGCGCGGGCATGGGCGAAAGAGGTGAGCGCATGATCCCCGACGCGAACGCGCTGCTCATGGGCGCCGACCCGATCCCGGCCTGCGCCACCGACTCCGAGCGTGCCCTGCTGGAGTGGGCCGCCGCCAATTCGATCAGCACGCCGCACCCCGGGATGACGAAGGACGGCTCCCGCTACTCGGCGCCCGACCCCGACGGCGGCAAGGCGAAGGCCCGGACCCGGGTGACGACCTTCTGCGAGGCGCTCGACGACGGCGAGGGGCTGGTCCGGTGGCGCCACCGGCTCCTGGCCCATGGGCTGAACCTCCACCGCGATCATCTCTCCGAGGTGGAGCCCGGCGACAACGCCGCGGCCGACAAGGTGATCGGCCGAGCCCTCCACGACGCCGGCGAGAAGCTCAAGGCCGACATCGGGACCGCGATCCACCTCGCCTGCGAGCACCACCTGACCGGGACCGGCATCCGGCCCCCTGCCCCCTGGGACGCCGACGTGGACGCCTACGCCGCCATGATCGCCGCCCACCAGCTCGAGCCCGTGATGACCGAGGCCGTCCTTTGGGTGCCCGTCGGCGACGGCCTCTGCGGCACCGCCGACCTGCTGGTGCGCGGCCCGTGGGGCGACGAGCTGCGGATCGTGGACATCAAGACGGGGTCGTCGGCGCAGCGGATCGGTTACGCCTGCCAGCTCGCCGCCTACTCGGGCGCTACCCACCGATGGACCGACGACGGCTGGGCGCCCCTCCCGGCCATCGACCCGAGCGTGGCCTACATCGCCCACGTGCCCGCCGGCTCGGGCACCTGCGAGCTGCTGGCCGTGACCCTCGACCACGGGCTGGTGGACCTCGCCGCCCAGGTGCGGGAACGCCGCAAGGTGCGCAACGTGGCCGCCATGTTCACGGCGGTGGAGGCGCCGCCCTCGCTCTTCGACGCCGAGCCCGAGCAGACCGCCGCCTTCGTCAATCCCGTGGACTTCGGAGCCGACCCAACGGGCGCCACCGACTCCACCGCAGCGTTTCAGGCTGCTGCTGACGCCGCCCGCACCGACCTCGACTGGATCGACAACGCCGACCCCGAGGCGATGCGCGCCTGGTTCGTGGACCGGGTGCGGGCCGTGTCCAAGCATGGTGACGGCCTGGCCCTCGCCCGTCGCTGGCCCTCGGGCATGGACTCGAAGCAGCGCACCTCGTGGACGGCCGCCCAGATGGCCGAGCTCCACGAGGTGCTCGCCACCCTGGAGGTGGCCGCCGGCCTCGAGCCCGAGTTCCCGCCGACCGTGCCCGTCGACCTCGGGCGCGTCGAGCTGGGTGATCCGCCCCGGGCGTGGGAGCCCGACGAAGGCGACGGCCCCATCGACTCCGAGGCGAGGGAGGCCGTCAAGGCCGGCTGGAGCGCCCTCGACGCCGCGCCGAAAGAGATCGCCGCCTCATGGGTGCGCGGCGGCCGGATCGGCGGGCGCCACTGGGCGGTCGCAGCGAAGGAGCTCACACCCCGGAAGCTCGCCATCTTCCAGGCCGCCCTTGCCTGCCTCCAGCACGTCCACGACGGCGACGACGGCGACACCGACCTGCTCGTGCGCGCAGCGCTCGCCCTCGTCACCGACGAGGACCCATCGCCCGGCTGGGAGACCGGCGCCCTCCTCGGCGCCCTCACAATCGACCAGGCCCGACGCCTGGCTGAGGTGGCCGTCGCCTTCGGGACCGACGACCACACCGCGGGAGAGGTGGGCGCCAAAGCGCTCGCCCTCACCGCACCCCTACCAACACAGGAGCAAAGCAAACCATGACCATGACCCCTCCAGACCCCTCCTCCCTCCTCATGGGGGGCGGCACGAAGTCGGCCCGCTTCGAGGCCATCGGCGACAAGGTCGCCGGCGAGATCATCGACGTGCAGACGAAGCAGCAGACCGACCTGGACGGCCGCCCCAAGACCTGGGACGACGGCAACCCCATGTGGCAGGTCGTCGTCACGCTCGCCACCTCCGAGCGCGAGGACGGCGACGACGACGGGCACCGGAACGTGTACCTCAAGGGCTCCAACAAGTACGCGAGCACCTCGAAGGCCGTGGCCGACGCGGTGCGGGCGGCTGGAGCTCAGAAGCTGGAGGTAGGCGGCACGCTCGCCCTCCAGTACTCGGGCGACGGCGAGCGCACGAAGGCCGGCTTCAACGCCCCGAAGCTCTACAAGGCGTCGTATCGCCGGCCGGTCACGGGCGTCGACCTCGGCGACCTGCTCGACGACGGCGGCTTCTAGCCCCTGCCCTGCTCACCGTCCCGGCCTTGTCCACGGCTGGGGCGGTGGGCATCCGCCGCCCATCGCACGAGGAGACAGCCCCCAACGTGACCACGATCTACCCCGCAAGACCAACGATCTACAACGGCGTGCAGATGCGCAGCCGCATGGAAGCGGCCTTCGCCCAACACCTCGACCACAAGGGCGTCGAGTGGGAGTACGAGCCCACCGCTTTCGCCAGCACGGTCGGCCAGTACCTCCCCGACTTCAAGGTGACCTTCGAGAACGGACGCACGCTCTGGGCCGAGCTCAAGCGCGACATGGACGCGGCCGCCGAGGCGCGGTCGCGGATGGAGATCATTCAGAGCACCTACCCGGAAGCACGGCTCGCCGTGTACGCGTCCAACGGCTTCCCCTACGACCGGCACGGCTGGGCGCTCGCCTGGTTCAAGAGCGGTGCGTGTGAGTGGGTTTCGGGGGAGCAGCACCGAGCGGATCGTCGCGCGACGACAGAGGCACGGGCGCGATTGGCACAGGAGCGCGCCTCCGGGCGCGGCCGGTGGGCCGATGTCCCCTACAAGGGACCGCACCCGTTGTCCGCCGCGGCCCGGGCCGACGCTTACACCCAGATAGCGCAGGCGATCTACGACAAGAAGCTCAAGGACCTCCCTCCCGCCCCACTCGTGACCGACCTAACTTTCGATCAAGCTCGCTACCTGCTCGATGGTGTCCGGTCTGGCCGGCTGACACCCAGCCACCTCGACAACGAGTACCGGGCGCTGTTCGGCTTCGTCACAGGTGCCCAGATCGCTCACCGCGTGATCGCCATCTACCGCGGCTGCTCACACCCCTCCGACCAGGGCGCCGTTGAAGCCTTCGATCTCGCCTATCAGCTCTGGGAGGACGGCGAGGACGTTCTGCTGACGCGTGCGATCAAGGACCGCGACGGCGCCATGGGCGAGCTCCGGTGCCAGTACGGCCCGGAGCTCGGCGACGAGGTGCTGCGAGAGCTCCTCCAGATCATCGACGGGACGCCCTCGTGACCCCCGAAGAGCGGGCCGCCTGGTTCCGGGCGCTCGTGGAGCTGGGCGACGACCCGGTCGGCCTCGCGGAGGCCATCAAGGCCGCCTTCGGGCACGACTTCGCCGCCAAGGTGGCCGACGCGCTCATCACGTGGATCGTGGTCGAGCCCTGGGACGACGAAGAGGACGAGGCGCGCAAGGAGTGGGAGGACAGGTGGTGAGCCTCACCTACGGCTCGCTCTGCACCGGCCACGGCCTGGCCCGCACCGCTGAGCTCAAGCTGCTCGGGAACGGGGTTGTGCCCCAGCAGGCGGTGGCGGCGATCACGGGGCTACTGGAGCGGGAAGGGTGACCGCCGCCATGACCGCCACCCCCGAGCTCAGCAACCTCGAGCACGCCCTCCACTACGCCCGACGCGGGTGGCGGGTCGTCCCGGTGCCCGCTGGTCGCAAGGTGCCGACCGTGACCGCGTGGCAGAGAGAGGGCACCACCGACGAGGCGCGCATCCGCCACTGGTGGACCGAAGCACCCGACCATGGCATCGGCATCGTCTGCGGCGCCGCCTCGGGCCTCTGGGTCCTCGACGTGGACGTGGCCGACGGCAAGGCCGGCGACGAGACCCTGGCCGAGCTCGTCGAGCGCTACGGCCCGCTCCCCGAGACCTTCGAGGTGATCACCGGGTCCGGCGGGCGGCACATCTACTTCCGGTGGGACGGGACGCCGATCCGCAACAGCGCCTCGGGTGCTCTCGGCCCCGGCCTGGACGTGCGAGGCGAAGGCGGCTTCGTCGTCGCCCCGCCGTCGCTCCACGCCTCGGGCCGGCGCTACGAGGTGGAGGCGAGCTCGCCCGAGGACCTCGCCGCCGCCCCGGCATGGCTCCTCGAGCTGCTCACCGCCCAGCCCGAGACCCGCGAGCGCACCAGCCCCACCACCCAGCGCACCGACCGGCCAGGCGACCAGTGGAGCGCGGCCACGAGCTGGGACACGCTCCTCGCCGCAGACGGCTGGACGAAGCTACGCCCCGGCCCCGAAGGCGAGGACCGATGGGTGCGCCCCGGCAAGGACCCGCGCGAAGGGCCGAGCGCCACGGTGGGCTATGGCGGCTCGGACGTGCTCAAGGTGTTCACCAGCTCGCATCCGACGCTCCGGGCCGAGGAGACCTACTCGAAGCTCGGCTACATCGCCTTCACGCGCCACGGCGGCGACTTCACGGCTGCGAGGCGCTGGTGCGAGGCCCAGGGCTTCGCCGGCGAGCGCTGGGACGTGCGAGACCTCGTCGGCGGCGCTACAGGCACCCAGGAGGCCGCGAGCGAGGCCGAGGCCGCCGAGCCCGGCGACTGGGCGCCCGTCGACCTCTCGGACGTGCTGAGCGGCAACTACGCCCCACCGGCGCCCACCATCGCCACCCCGGCCGGCCAGCCCCCACTCCTCTACCCCTCCCGGTGTAACGCGATCTTCGGCGAGTCGGGCACCGGCAAGACCTGGGTGGCGATCGCGGCGATGGTCGAGGTGATCCTGGCCGGCGGGAAGGTCGTGCTCATCGACCTCGAGGACTCGGCCCACGGCATCACGTCCCGGCTCCTCGCCCTCGGTATCCCGGCGGATACCATCACCGAGGGGCTGATCTACCTCTCGCCCCAAACCTCGTGGGGTCCGGTGGCCCGGGTCGCGATGGCCCAGATCATCGAGGAGCACCAGCCCGAGCTCGTCGTGCTCGACTCCACCGGCGAGGCGATGGCCGCCTCGGGCGTGAAGGGCAACGACGACGACGACGTGGCGCGCTGGTTCGTGACCTTCCCGAAGTGGATCGCCCGCCGCGGCCCAGCCGTGCTGATCGTGGATCACGTCCCGAAGGACCCGAACGCCCCCAGCCGCTACATGATCGGATCGCAGCGCAAGACCGCGGCCATCGACGGCGCCAGCTACCGCCTAGAGGCCGTGAAGGTCCCCTCTCGCTCCGATGACGGGCTCCTCAAGGTGATCGTGGCGAAGGACCGCCACGGGACCCGGGCGATGGGCACGACGGCCGCCATGGTGCATGTGACCCACTCGCTCACCGAGGGGCTCAGCGTGACCATCACGGCGCCCGACGAGACGCCGCACAACCCGGACGGCACCTTCCGGCCGACGATCCTCATGGAGCAGATCAGCAAGCTGCTGGAGGCCCATCCCGGCCTCTCCACGCGCCAGATCCAGAGCCGCCTCACGGGCAGGAACGAGACCATCGCGGCGGCCCGCACCGTGCTCGAGGACGAGGGCTGGATCGAGCGCGACCCCACCCAGAAGGCATTCGCCTACATCGTCGCGAAGCCCTACCGGCAGGCCGAGGACCCGGTTACGCATGGTGGCGCCGATGCCACGGAGAGCGTAATCGACCCTGTGGATAACCCAGACCGCGCCCCGCGCCCCACCGCGCCCCAACCGCGCCCCGGGCGCGATGTCACAGACCGCGCCCCGCGCCCCCTCTCCCTACGGGAGGGGGCGCGGCGGAGCGAGGGCGAGGGAGCACCAGAAAACGACGACCGCGCCCCCGACCCGCCGCCTGTGGATAACTTCGACCCCGATCTCGGCCCCATCGACGACGAGCTGCGCGCCATCGAGGCGCTCATGGAGGACTTGTGACCGACCGGACCGATCAGGCGATCGCCGCCGCCATCGCCGACCTCGACTGGTTCCAGATCCCGCACACCCTAGACCAGGTGCTCGGGATCTACGCCGAGTCGCTCGGCGAGGGCCGGGCGCTCTCCAAGCGCAACCTCACGAACGACGAATGCCTCCAGGCGATCCGGGCCCGCGTCGGCGGCCGAGCTGGCGGCCACGCCGATCCGACCGTCCAGGCCGCCCTCGCCGGCGAGCCTGACGCCCTGGACGACGCTGACGGCACCGTCGGCGCCATCGACGCCTGCCTCGCGCAGATGACCGCCGCGGCCCGAGAGCTCGACGCCCTCGTCGCCTCGCTCGTCGGGATCGGCGCCTGGAATCCGACCGAGGCGCTCAGAGGCCGCCAGGACGCCGTCGCCCTCATCGGTGCCCGTCTGGCCCGGATCGCGCCTCACGTCGGCTTAGCGGCGCAAATAGGCGGCGATGGTGGCGATCTGGAGCTGCTCGCCCGGACGACCATCGCCGAGTCGGCCGCATGGCTCCGGCTCAAGGGCGAGGAGATCTGGCGGGCCAGCAGAGGCGACCATCGCCCCGTCGCCGTGCAGCGTGCGATCGTGGAGTGCTCGTGCTGCTCGACGTGGCGCACCGGGACGATCGCCCGGGTGCGCGGCCTGTGCGACCAGTGTGCGACCTTCCAGGGCCATCATCGGTGCTTGCCGACCGAGCCGATCGTGAGGCGCTGGGAGTACGGCAAGGGTGCCACGCCGGCGCAGGTGATCGAGGCGAAGGCCGCACGGCGCAAGGTGCGGTCGGCATGAAACAAGGAGAGACAAGCATGGACCAGCTCACAACATGGAATGACCCCGACTCAGTCAGCATCTATCTCGGGGTCCCGACGACCACCCTCGCCCAGTGGCGGCACAGAGGCGTCGGGCCGCCCTACTCCAAGTTCGGCAAGCACGTCCGCTACCACGGCCCCACCCTCCAGGCGTGGGCCAAGGCGCAGGAAGTGGGCACCGACGAGCTGAACTGGTTTGGTCCACGCCGACGCTCTGATGTGGTATAACTTGCACTCAGATTCAATGCCCGCACGACGCCCTGGCTCCGGCTGGGGCGTTCGTCGTTACAAGGACGCCGCGCCAGTGTCGCATCCCCTAGCTGTCGGGGGATCGCTCGACTAGGCCCGGTGCCCCGCCCGCTTCGCCCGGGCGGGGAATGACCCAGGGGGAGGGGCTATGCCACGGCCACGCGCCAAGGTCTGCCCACGGCCAGGGTGCCCCAACCTGACACCGTGCCCCGACCATGCGCCCCGGCCATGGGCCAACGCACCAGAGCGCAGACCCGACGCCCTGCGAGGCCGAGCCCTCCAGCAGCGCAACGCCCGCGTCATCGCCCACCACGGTGGCCTCTGCCACGTCTGCCACCAGCCAGGTGCGACACAGGTCGACCACGTGATCCCCTACGCCGCAGGCGGCAACGACGACTGGTCGAACCTCGCACCGATCCACGCCGACCCATGTCACCGACTCAAGACCGCTCGAGAATCCGCTGAGGCGCGGCGCAGGCGCTAGGGGACCCCTCCCCCCGGGGGGCCGGGCA